CAGGCATCTCTCAACGTCTTGGGAAAGACGTAGCGAATCATTCCGGGAACTAGCTTAGTTCGTTCCCTCCCACTCGAGGTGGTATAGCCGAGAAGACTGGTTCTTCCTTGGCGAGTATCGTCTCCACTGTGAGTTGAGCCGTCCGGGCGACGGCCTACCGCCAGTAAATGGCGCGTGGGTGTCACATGACGTTTCATGTACCTCAACTCTCTCCCTGCAAGTCCTGCCTCCCAAACTGAATTGGTAAGGGTAACGGTTACGGTTAGTCCACACCTCCATCGTGGAACCCGTGCCAGGTACTAGCGCCCGTAGGTTTTCGCTGGTCGAAATCGGGCACGCTTCTTACCCCGTTAGCGGCAGAAAGAGAAGGAAAAGGGCCTTCTCAACCACGGTCGGATTACCTTCATCCGGCCTACCTCACGTGGAGGGACACTCTCCCAGTTACTGCTCAGCCCGCTATCTGACTCCTAAACCAACCCATTAGGAAGAAAGACAAAGCCATGAATGGTAACACCCGTTAAGAGTGTCACAGGGGGGGGATAACCTGCTGTACGAAGAATCGGATCGACCTTGATCGATAGGTGGGAGTGATCTTCTTCGTACAAACCTTGTGAGAGGGAACGAACTGGTAGAGAGTGTGAGGACCAAAAGTCCCACACCGGCTCAGGCCAGCGCCAGACGAACCGCCGACAATACTGGATCCTTCCAGGCATGTGGCGCTGAATCTGGGGATTGGAGGAATCTAGCTCTTCCCCGTAGGGAAGAACCTCAATCCCGTTCCATCTCTTGATACAGGCACGCAACGCTGTATCACAAAGTTCATCATAGAGCGGCATGGTATCTTCAGAGGGTCTCTCCTCTTTGGATACTACATCAAGGTGCCTTTTGACACCGCTCGTCTTGATGGCAGGTTGGTGAAAGATCGCGTTACGAAACCAGCGATCTTTCAGGAGTGTGAGACTGAGGCGAGTAGGGATGCTAGAGAGTGAGACACCTCTCTTGGCGATTTGGTGACGAAGAGTCACAATAGCCATACGGAGAGACCCTGGCGACAGGGTCCGTAAGCCATCCCACAGTCTCGTGAGGAGACAGGAGGGAGAGTTACCTGGTGAGAGTGCGGAGAGCACAGGTTTCCTCAGGCGCTTCACAGCGCCTGTGGGTCCCACCAGGAAGGAAGTAGAGTTTAGTTCGACGAACTGGCTAGAAACGCCAGTCTTCTCCCTATTCACTACTAACCCGAAATGGGAAGTGACCTGGACCCAGAGATCGTAAGCGGCAGCATCGCCCGTAAAGGCGATGTCGTCACCATTGATCAATGGGTGCCGATAGGCTTTCCCAATACTCCCCCTCTTGCGCCGGAGGGTTGTCACGATGTCGAAGCATGCCTTGTTCAAAAGGCATAGAACGTTAAACGACATCAGATTTCCCATCATTGAACCTCTATTGATCGGGTGCTCTCCACCCGACTTGCCAACCCAATAGAGGTTTTCCGGCGTGAAAGATCCTACGAGGATCTCTCTCTCCTTCTCGGTGAGGTGGGGGGACTCTGCGATCACGTCGACGATGGCCTTGACGGCGTCGACGTAAATGTTATCAGTAGCAGCCTCGTAGTCGCCACTGATATACTGTTCGCCTGGGATCATTTGCTTCAACAAGCTCCTGACATGATCCTTATTCACCTCTCCTCGAACGAGCCACTTCCTCCTGGAGAGGAAGTCATACAAATGCTCGTGGAGAGGCCCCAGAGTCTCCTTCACTACCCTTCTCTGCATTGTGACCACGCGCATCTTACCCTTAGTCTTGGCACACCCTCGCCGTAAAGCGAAGGTGCTCCTAGTGACCTCGTAAGAGTCGAGCGCAGTGGGTGGTACAGAGAAGGTCCCACCAAGTCCCCTGGAGAGCTCCGCGCAACCGTTCGGGTCAGGTACCCAAATGGCCTTGCGGCGCTCTTCAATCCCCCTACCCCAATCAGTGGTCGTGCCGGCACGATACAAGAGTCGTCGGACCCTTGTCTTCAGCTCACCGATTGGGTTTCCGCTCCAGCTGGCTGGAGCCTCAGGAGTGTGCTCAGGGCGTATCGAAGTGGCAACGGCCCACTTGTTTACTGCCTTAGCGATAGCATGCTTATCACATGGTTTACAGGGAACATCAAAGAACCTGTTACAGCTCTTCAGCACCTGTTTTAGAGTCCTCCGGTAGGACTCGGAACCACTGACAAGCAAGGATGCCTTCCTGCATTCTAACTCTGCCCTCAAGGCAGAGCAATCAGTACCCTTAAAAGGGGATTGGCGACCGACTTTAAACTCGGTCTCGACCAAACTGATCGCTCTATTGAGGGATTGGCGGATAGACCCTGCTGCAGGACAGCGGGCGCCGCAAACCACACGCTTGGGCATTTGACCCAGTGATGTAGCTCTCTTGCTGGACAAGAGATCAGCCGTTGATCG